AGGCGAGTCGAGATCTTGAGGAAGCGTTGAATCCGATTGGCATCTTTAAGGAGCTTGGCGGCAAGCTTCGTGACAAGTTGCGTGGCCAAGGTGCGGTAACCGAGACTGAGAAGTCTGTAACGGTATCGCCACCACCAGCCAAAAAGCGAGCCGGCGGCGCGTGCTAAATAGTGGGGGCTTCGGCCCCTGCTTTCTATGAAAGAGCAGCCATGAAGGTCGTATCGGTATCTAAAACAGGCGTAGGTTCAAGCAGCACTATCGTCATGAATACCAACATCAGCCCATTTAATGTTGGGTTTGGCGTTATCGTAAGTGGCACGGTTAACTATACCGTACAGCATTCATTCGACGATCCAAGCGGAACCATTTCAACGTGGTTTAGTCATCCAACCGTTGCAAGTCAAGCGGCTAATGCTGATGGCAACTATGCTTTTCCAGTGACGGCCATTAAGTTGCTTGTCAATTCTGGCAGCGGTACAGCAACGCTAAAACTCATTCAAGCAGGTATTTGATATGGGCAAAGTTGGTTACTCAAGCGTAGCCAATCAAGCCAACACATCAGACGGCTTCGCTTTAGGCGTCGGTGCGCAAAACGTCATTGGTGGAACGGATTTTGGTCTTGATGTGGGCGATGATGGCGTTGTCGATGTATACGGCGCAACGCCCGTCACAACCTTTTACATTCTTGATGAGACAAGCCCAGGCTATGTCCTTCAGGAGGATGACGACAAAATTGTCTTGGAGGCCTCGTAATGGCTGATCAGAAGATTTCCGCAATGCCTACGGCGGCGACGCTGGATGGCACCGAGCTTGTGCCTTTAGTTCAAAGCGGCGCAAACGTAAAAGCAACGCTTGCTACGGTAAGGGCATTTGGCGTTAATTATGGCGGCTTTAGCAGCACGCTGGATCAGACAGGTAGCGTGTCTGCAGGCACGGCGATGACTTTTAACACCACAGACATTTCTGATGGCGTCACGGTAGCAAGCAGTAGCCGCATCACAGTGCCCGCTGATGGCATCTACAACTTGCAGTTTAGTTCGCAGTTTAAGAACGTTGAAAACACGCAGGAAGACGTAACGATTTGGTTTCGCGTTGATGGCGTGGACCTTGCAAACTCGGCTACGCAGATCACAATCTCTGCCAGAAAGAGTGCTAGCATTTTTGGATACGGTGTGGCGGCTTGGAATATTTTCCTTGACCTTAACGCTAGTCAATATGTGCAGATCATGTGGTTGCCCACAGTGGCTACGCTTACGATGGAACATTTGCCTGCAAGCGTTTCTCCGGCCTACCCAGCAATTCCTTCAGTCATCGCTACGATGATGCAGGTGGCCTAAATGCCCGCCAAATCTAAGGCGCAATTTCGGTTGATGAAAGCAGCCGAAAACAATCCCAAGTTTGCCAAGAAGGTGGGCATCAGTCCTGACGTAGCGGCTGAGTACACCCAATCCAACGTGAAAGGGCGATCTTATGCGAAGCTTCCTGAACAGCTTAAGAAAGGTGGTCCGAGCCTTGCGATTGGCCGCGGTGAAAAGCTTCCGGCGGATCAAGGCGCTGGTCTTACCGCCAAGGGCAGAGCGAAGTACAACCGAGAAACAGGATCAAACCTGAAGGCTCCACAGCCCCAGGGAGGGCCGAGAAAAGACTCTTTCTGCGCACGCATGGGTCCTATAGCAGAGAAGAGCGAGAAGGGTTCTCGAGCACGCGCTTCAATGAAGCGCTGGAAATGTCCGGGGTTCTAAATGGCATATTCAGAAACTTACGGCCAGGTTTATAACGTCCAAACGCTGATTGACCACGCAGCGCGTCGGTGTGGCAAGTTAGCAGAAGAGCTAACCAGCGAGCAGTTGGTAGCCGCAAGAGAGATCTTGGGCATGACGCTATCAAGCCTGATCAACATTGGCATCCAATATTGGGCAATCAAGAAGGAAGTTATTGGCCTGTCAGTGGATAAGTACATCTATTCGCTGCCGATTGGCGCCAATGATGTTCTGAATGCCCTGTATCGCACGATGAACCGCCCCTCAGGTAACTACGCTACCAGTGCAGGCGGCACGGTTTCCTTCGTTGCTGATAACGATGTAGACACTTACTGCCAGCAAACGAGTGCCAATGGCAACATTTCAGTCGATTTTGGGACCGACAACCCGGTTTATGCGGGATCTATTGGCGTGCTGCCCTATGTTTCTGGCGGTGGAAGTGCCACCTGGACCTTCACACTTGAGTATTCCACGGATGGTTCCACCTGGAATACGCTTGAAAACGTCGGAACCGTCGTTGTAACTGACAATCAGTGGCTTTGGTATGACATCGACCCTGGCCAGACGGTGCAGTATTACCGCATTAGGGCTTCTGGCGGCACGACGTTGGCGCTAAGAGAGTGGTATGTCGGCAATAACAGCCGAGAAATCACGATGTCACGCCTAAATCGTGATGATTACACCAATCTGCCGAATAAAAACTTCACGGCCAACCAGCCCTACCAGTTTTGGTTCAACCGCACGATCCCACAGCCTGAAATCTACCTCTGGCCCACGCCAAGTGACCCGTTTATTCAAATGACGGTCTGGTATTCCAAGCAGATCATGGATGTGGGCGACCTTACTGACGAGTTACAAATCCCGCAGCGTTGGTATCTGGCAACCGTGGCCATGCTGAGTCATCAGCTTGCACTGGAATTGCCACAGGTGCCACTAGATCGGGTTCAATACCTTGAGGCGCAGGCTAATAAGTACCTCAACGAGGTTGAGCAGGAAGAGCGTGATCGCTCGCCTATCTACTTCGCGCCCAATATCATGCCCTACACCTCCTGATTATGTCTATCTTTCTTGACACATCAGGCCTTGCTAGTGTTGCGATTGCTGTTTGTGATCGCTGCAAGATGAAGCGCACCTATGTGGTCATGCGTCCCGATCCCAACTTTCCTGGCTTGCAAGTTTGCGATCAGGGGTGTGCTGATCAGAAAGATCCATACCGCCTGCCGGCAAGAAAGACTGAGAGGATTAACTTGCGCTTCCCGCGGCCTGACGTGTCAGTAGCAGTAGATCCCAATAACCTGCTGACTAATGGCTTAAATCAGACGATAATGTCAACTGAAGGCAACACCCAGACGCCAGAAAATAATGGGAACCTCGATGGAATTGCACTGTCACCATAATGGCTAATCAGGCTATCTCCCAATTACCAGCCGCCGGTGCCATTACAGGCACAGAGCTTGTGCCAGTCGTCCAGAATGGACAGACCGTTCAAACAACGACAGGAGCGATTGCTGCTAGCCCTGTATTGACAGGCACCTTTGTCACGGCAACGTCGCAGCCTACGCTTACTAATTCGCGCTTGTTAACCACCACAGGCAGTGGCTTAACGATTACAGACAATGGCGCAGGCTCAACCCTAGCCGTGGCACTTGCAGGCGCCGTATCAAGCCTAGCAACGTCTGCGCAGGGCTTGATCGCTAAGGACAGCTCAACCACAGTTGCTGCAAGAACCATTCAAGCTGGCACTTCAGGCTTGGCCATATCAAACGGCGATGGCATCGCAGGCAATCCTGTCGTATCGCTAACAGGCATGCCCTTGTATCTGGCGCAATCTTCAGGCGTTGGCTTGCTTACCCGCACAAGTGGTAACAGTGTCGGCATCGTTACCTTGCAAGGCACTGCAAGCGAGATTGATGTAGCGAATGGGACTGGCGATGGCACAAACCCGACGATTGGTCTTGCCGATAACCCCGTTATACCGGGCGTCCAAGGAGTGGTGGTTCCTTCAGGAACAACGGGTGATCGAGTCGTTTCGCCCTCCAACGGAACCATCCGGTACAACACCACCAACGCGCAACTCGAGGCTTACGCAAACAACGCCTGGGGACAGCTTTCAGTCGGTTCTGGCATCACGCAAATCACGTTAGGCAATGGCATTACAGGGTCTGCTAATCCGATTGTTTCAACGGGAACGATTGAGATTGACTCAAATGTCGTCACGCTTACAGGTGTGCAAACGCTGACAGGCAAAACGATGAGCGGTGCGCTCAATACGTTTACCAACATCGGCAACGCATCACTTACTAATTCAAGCCTAACGATCAACGGCACAACGATTGCGCTAGGCGCCTCTGGAACGATTACAGCAGCAGCGGCTTACCCGCTAACGATTGGCACGGGCTTAACAGGCGGCAGTTATGATGCTTCGGCACCAGTAACGATTGGGATTGATACGTCAGTTGTTACGCTGACAGGCACGCAAACACTGACAAATAAGACGCTTACAGCGCCCGTCATTGCGTCTATTGTTAACTCGGGTACCCTAACCCTACCATCAACGACTGACACGCTTGTAGGCCGCGCAACCAGCGACACGCTGACCAATAAGACGATCAGCGGTGCAAGCAATACGCTCAGTAATATTGGCAACGCAAGCTTAACCAACTCCAGTCTGACGATTGGCACAACCAATATTGCTTTGGGTGCTACGAGCCTGACCCTTGGTGGCCTGACATCAGTAACCGTTACGCAAAACCCTGTTAATGCGTTGGAGTTGGCGCCCAAGCAGTATGTGGATGCGGTAGCCCAAGGCCTTGATATTGAAACTCCCTGCCAGGTTACGACAACAGCCTCGCTGGCATCCATCACAGGCGGCTCTGTAACTTATGACAACGGCACCGCAGGCGTCGGCGCAACCTTAACGCTTGGCGTAGCACTGACAACGCTTGATGGCTATGCGATCCAAAACGGTGACCGCATCCTTGTGCGTAATGAGTCTAATGCAGCGCATAACGGCATCTACACTTGGGCAACTGGCGGCACAGTCCTGACTCGCGCCACAGACTTTGATCAAGCCGCAGAGATCCAGACCGGCGATTTTGTGTTTGTCGCTAATGGAACGTTGTACGGCAGCACAGGCTGGGTGCAAACGGCCAATGTCGTTACGATGGGCACGAGTTCGATCCTGTTCTCGCAATTCTCAAGTGCCGGCACTTATTCAGCGGGTACCGGGTTAACGCTAACGGGCACGCAATTTAGCATCACGAGCACAGGTGTAGCAGCCGCATCCTATGGTGGCGCAGCAACCATTCCTGTGTTTGCAGTAAACGCGCAAGGCCAATTGACATCAGTGACTGATACGTCGATTGCCATCAATGCTAGTCAAGTGACTGCAGGCACCCTGGCAGTGGCACGAGGCGGCACAAATATTGGATCTTATACCGCAGGTGATTTACTATACGCTTCGGGCACAACAACGTTATCAACGGTTGGAAAAGGCACCCAAGGTTATATGCTTAGGCAAGGTGTCTCGGCCCCTGAATGGGCGATCATCGAAGGCGGAACTTTCTGAAGGTAGACCATGGCACAAACCGGCTACACACCCATTTCACTGTATTACAGCACCACGGCTGCGGCTACGCCTACGGCGGGTAATTTAGCCAATGGCGAGTTGGCCATCAACATTACTGATGGCAAGCTCTTCTACAAAGACAACGGCGGCTCAGTACAAGTTATTGGCACCAAGGGAGGCGTAGGAAGCTCCTCAACGACACAGGTCCTGTATAACAGTTCTGGCTTGGTTGTTGGCTCGGCCAATCTCACGTTTGATGGCACCAAGCTTACTGTTGGCAACCTGCTTAACAGCGGCCTAACAGCATCAAAGCCTGTCTTTACTGATGCAAGCAAGAATCTTGTATCCACGGGAACGCTATTAACAGACCAGGGCGGTACGGGTTTAACGTCTTGGACGACGGGTGACATTCCATACTTCTCTGCTGGCACTGCGCTATCAAAGCTTAGTATCGGATCATCCAACACAGTCCTGACCTCGTCAGGCTCTGCGCCTCAGTGGACGTCGCTATCAAGCCTGGCAATCGGCACGGCCACCAACTTGGCCGGTGGCGCTGCGGGTTCGTTACCTTACCAATCAGGCGCCGGCACAACTACCTTCCTAAGCATCGGTACCGCCTCACAGGTGTTGCGTGTTAACTCAGGCGCTACCGCACTGGAATACGTCAACCAGTCAGCACTCTCCGTAGGCTCTGCAACCACAGCTACTACGGCAACCAATGTGGCAGGCGGATCTACAGGCGCCATCGTTTACAACTCGGCCTCGGGAACAACGACCTTCCTTGGGATTGGCTCGGCTACACAGGTCCTCCAGGTTAACGCCGGAGCAACAGCGCCAGAGTGGGTTTCCTCGACAGGCACAGGCAATATTGTTCGCGCTACATCGCCCACGCTTGTCACGCCAACACTAGGTGCTGCAACAGCCACAACGATCAACAAGCTGACGATTACCGCTCCGGCAAGCTCGGCCACATTAACAATTGCTGATGGCAAGACTTTTGCCTCTAATGCTTCGCTGACCTTGGCGGGTACTGACGGCACCACGATGACCATGCCTGCCAGCAGCACAACACTTGCGGGCTTAGGTATTGCTCAGACGTTTACGCAAGATCAAACGATTGCTGCCAATCTGACATTGAATGCCCAAGGCGACTTGCGATTTGCAGACGCTGATTCATCGCACTATGTAGCGTTCCAAGCACCTTCTACGGTGGCTTCTAACGTCCTGTGGACGCTGCCAAGCACTGATGGATCTACTGGTCAAGCGTTGGTCACTAACGGCACTGGCACGCTTTCTTGGGCAACCCCAACAGGAACGCCTGGTGGTTCAACCACGCAAGTGCAGTTTAATGATGGCGGTGTATTTGGCGGTGACTCAGACTTCACCTACAACAAGTCCACTAACCTTTTAACGGTAGCCGGTGGCTTTAGTTCTTCAGGCACTTTTAACAACGTCACAATTACAGCGCCGGCCTCAAGTGCCACGCTTACGATTGCCAATACCAAGACACTCACGGTTAGCAATACTTTAACCCTGCAGGGCACTGACTCGACAACGATGACGTTCCCCGCCTCGAGCACAACTGTGGCAGGCTTGGGTATCGCACAAACCTTCACGCAAGATCAGGCGATCACAGGCAACTTAACGCTTAATGCTCAAGGTGACGTGCGGTTTGCAGACAGCGACTCGTCCAACTATGTCGCATTCCAAGCTCCAGCAACCGTAGCGTCAAACATTACTTGGACGCTTCCAAGCGTTGATGGCTCTTCCGGTCAGGCACTGGTAACTAACGGTACAGGAACCTTGTCATGGGCAACCCCAGGCGGATCTCCGGGTGGCTCAAATACCCAACTGCAATACAACAGCTCAGGTTCATTTGCTGGTGCATCAGGTTTAGTGACTGATGGCTCTAATCTGACGATCAACGCCCAAGGTGATTTAAGGTTTGCCGATTCAGACTCAAGCAATTGGGTAGCCTTCCAAGGTGCTTCAACGATTGCATCTAATGTCACATGGACGTTGCCAAGTGCAGATGGCACAAGCGGCCAAGTCTTATCAACGAATGGATCTGGGACTTTATCTTGGGCTACGGCGAGCGCATCACCGGGCGGCTCTAACACTCAGCTTCAGTACAACAGTTCGGGGTCGTTTGCCGGTGCAACCAATCTGGTCACTGATGGTTCAAACCTCACCATCAACGCTCAGGGCGATCTGAGATTTGGCGACAGTGATTCATCAAACTGGGTTGCCTTCCAAGGCGCGGCAACAATAGCCTCTAATGTGACCTGGACGCTGCCTAACGCAGACGGTTCAAACGGGCAGTTCTTATCAACAAATGGCAGTGGCACGCTTGCGTGGTCATCGCCATCAGCAGGTGCAGCAACAATTCTGGAAAACGCCCAAACGATTTCCAGCAACTACACGGTAACCAATGGATACAACGGCTTAAGTATTGGCCCTGTAACGGTTAACCAAGGCATCGAGGTTACTGTTGGCACTGGTGAAAAATGGGTTGTTTTAGAGTTCTAAGGAGTCTCAAAAAATGTCTTCGATTATTCTCAAAGGTAATGCCAGCGGTGCAGGATCCAATACGCTGCAATCCGCCAACACAGGGTCTGCATTAACCCAGACGTTACCGCTGACTGACAGCACGACGCTAGGCTACTTGAATGCGCCGGTAAACGAACAGTCTGCTGCTTATACGGCTGTTGAAGCAGACGCAGGAAAGATCATCTTCCACCCGTCTACTGATGCCAACGCAAGGACATTTACGATTCCTGCTAACAGCTCGGTAGCTTATGCTACGGGGACTGTGTTGACCTTTATCAACATGACATCACAGGTTGTCACGATTGCGATTACAACCGATACCTTGTATCAAGCGGGAACCGGATCAACAGGCTCACGCAGTCTTGCCCAATACGGCATTGCTACAGCAGTCAAGATGACTAGCACGACATGGCTGATCTCTGGCAACGGGTTGACCTAACATGACTGGCATCCTTAATTTATTGATTGGAGCGATGGGGAGTAGGTACACCATCATCCAAACCTTCACAGCAACCTCAACGTGGACTTGCCCTGCTAATGTCACAAGCGTTGAGTATCTTGTGGTAGGTGGTGGTGGAGGTAGTGGTAGAAACGGAGCTGGCGGTGGCGGTGCAGGTGGTTTTCGCACAGGCACAGGATTAGCCGTTACTGCCGGAAGCGATTACACCATCACAGTAGGAGGGGGTGGTGCTGGCGCTGTGTCTACAAGTCCAGTCAATAACACTGCTAATGGTAGTGACGGTGGTCTTTCATCAATAGCAGGCCCGTCGCCATTTACAACCATTGCTTCTGCTGGCGGAGGAGGTGGTGCATCTTCTGCTTCTGGCTCAGCACCAAACATTGGGGTTGGTAACAACGGAGGTTCTGGTGGCGGTGGTTCCACGGGTACGGGAGGACTTTCCGCACCAAACTGTATAGGCGGGACAGGAGATACACCTTCCGCTTCGTCGGATGGTGGTAACGGTGCGCCAGCCAATCCAAAGCAAGGAAGAAATGGAGGGGTCGGAAGAATAAATAACGCACCTAACTATGCTGGTGGCGGTGGGGGTGGTGCTGATGCAACAAACGGCACAGGTGGCGATGCAAGTAATTCAAAAGCAGGTGACGGAGGAGCTGGAACCGCATCAACGATTAGCGGAACATCGGTGACATACGCTGGAGGCGGTGGCGGTGGTTTTATTGCAAGCTCCGGTGGCTCATCTTCAAATCGTGGAGCAGGTGGAGCTGGAGGCGGTGGAGCTGGAGGTGTATCAACAATCACGCCTAGCAGTAACAATTTAGTGTCAGTAGCCGGAACGGTTAATACAGGCGGTGGAGCTGGAGGGCAAAGTTGGGACAGTCAAATTGGAGCGGACCCAACAAAATCAGGCGGCTCCGGCATTGTCATTCTGAAATATCAAGCACCATCACAAACCGTATTCACCTTCAAAGGGTCTGGTCAGTGGACTGTGCCTACTGGTGTTACGTCAATTGATTACTTGATCGTTGGTGGTGGAGGTGGGGGTGGGGGGCCGCAAGGCGGTGGTGGAGGTGCTGGCGGATTTAGAACTGGTGCAAGTCAAAGCGTAACGGTAGGCGCTACGTTAACAATTACGGTTGGGGCGTCTGGCGCTGGCGGCACTTCAGGTTCAGGAAGTAACGGTTACCTGTCATCTATTGTTGGTGGATCAAGTCCATCGCCTTTTGCCTCGCCCGGAATAGCATCGGCTGGCGGCGGTGGAGGTGCTGGTGACTTTGTACTTATAGGTTCAAATGGAGGCTCCGGAGGCGGGGGGGCAGTTACAAGCGGAAGCCCAGCAACAGGCGGAACCGGTAATTCACCGGCAGCATCTTCTGATGGTGGGAATGGAGCGCCAGCCAATCCTCAACAAGGAAGAAATGGCGGAAATGGTAGAGGCACAGGCGGAGCGCCTAACTACGGAGGCGGTGGCGGCGGTGGCTCACAAGAACCTACTGGCCCAGCACCTGCTGCTCCTAATGCTCACGGCGGAACGGGCGGAAATGGGACATCAACCGCTGGAGGTAATGGTGGCGCAGGGACAGTATCAACAATATCTGGGTCATCGTTGACGTATGCCGCCGGAGGTGGCGGAGGATCGTTTAACGGTGGGACTGCTGGCACAGGCGGTTCAAGTATCGGAGGAAACGGCTCAAATTCAACCGCTGTTGGTGGCAACGCTTCTCCCGCAAACAGAGGTTCTGGTGGTGGCGGCAATGGTAGTTCCGCAGCCGGGGGTAATGGTTCATCCGGCATTGTAATCATCAAGATCAATCAATAAGAGGTCACATGGAAAACACGAAGGTCTACCGCTTCCTCGGCATTGATACGGCGATGCACATGCTTCGCCCCGGTGCTAAGTGGGAAATCACGAACAATCAATTCACACGCTGGGATGATCCACGCCCCTGCCCGTCAATGGATGAAGTCTACTGGGTGATGGACAAGATCAAAGAGTTTGAGGAAAGCATCCCCACGATGTGGTTGCCAGAGCAGTTAGAGGAAATGGGCATCAAGATGAAAGAGATTGAAGATGCAATTGCATAACCTATTCCCCACAGCGGTAGGTTTTGCCGATCTCGGTCGCCCGTTAAGCGATGAAGAGTTGTTCTTCATCCGTGAGCTTGAGACACGCCCGAATATGGGTAACACGACAAGCACGAACAATTTTGTCTTGCGTGATCCAGCCTTAACGTCACTCAGATCATTCATTGAAGATTCGGTATCGGAATACTTCAAATCCACCGTCAACCCAAAGCACAATGTCAGCCTTAGAGTCACGCAAAGCTGGTGCAATTACTCAGAGCAAGGTCAATACCACCACAAACACGCACATCCCAATTCGTACATCTCTGGCGTGTTTTATGTGCAGACCAATCCTGATGACCGAATCTATTTCTACAAAGACGGCTGGCAGCAGATCAAGTTTCCTACGGATAACTGGAATGCGTATAACTCAGAGAGTTGGTGGTTTGAGGCTTATGCAGGCCGACTGATTCTGTTCCCCTCATCTTTAACACACATGGTTCCTAACGTGCAGGGTGAAACAACCCGCATATCTTTATCGTTTAATACCTTCCCTGTGGGTACTGTTGGGGAAGAGATGGACTTAACTGGATTGAAACTGGAGGCGTGATGTCACATTTTGCTCGGATCGACGAAAACAACATCGTCCAACAAGTGATCGTTGTAGACAACAAAGACACGGCTGATGCTTTCGGCGTGGAGAAGGAATACATCGGCGCAGCCTTCTGTGAGCGTTTGCTCGGTGGAACGTGGAAACAGACTTCGTATAACGCTAATTTCAGAAAGAACTATGCTGGGATTGGCTATACGTTTGATGCAGTGCGGGATGCGTTTATTCCACCGCGCCCTAGTGATGATGCAACGCTTGATGAAGCGACATGTCAGTGGATCGTGCCGCAACAAAGTGTTGGAGCCGATTCAGTATGAATATCAAATTAGAGTTGACACTTGATGAAGTGAATAAAGTGCTGACGGCACTCGGTCGCTCATATCTTTACATTGACATCGTGACCACGATTGACAAGATCAAAGAGCAAACCGTTCCGCAGATCCCTGCGCCAGAAGAGTCTAATCCAGCCCAATAAGTATCATGAGTGATGACCTTGATAAAAGACTATCTGTTCATGAAGCAATTTGCGCCCAACGCTACGAGCAGATAGAGAAGCGTCTCGGTGACGGCAGCAGGCGCATGCGTCACATTGAGTGGTTGCTTTACATCACGATTGCTGCCGTCCTCTTAGGGCCAGGCGTTGCTGCAATGTTCGTGAAAAAATTGCTGGGTATCTGATGTGGCTTGGTCAGATGTTCTTAAGGCCGTCATCCCTATCGTAGTGGCTGCACTTGCTTGGCTCTTGGGGCAGGTTGCATCTTTCTCTGAACGCCTTACTAAGATTGAAGGCCAGATGCCAGCGTTGATTACAAAGGAAGGCACGCCTACTGACAGCCCAATTAGTGCCGAGCGACGCGCTATTCAGAAAGAGCAGTTGATGACTCACATTAACGAACTACAAGTCAAAGTACGGCTGCTTGAGGAGCGTGAGCGTATTGCCAAAGGAGGCAAGTAATGTTTGAGCTTCTTGGCGGCGGTTTAATGGGTTCCATCTTCGGTGGCTTATTCAGGCTTGCCCCTGAAGTCCTTAAGTTCTTAGACAAAAAGAATGAGCGTCAGCATGAATTGAGTATGTTCCAACTACAGACCGACCTCGAGAAAATGAGGGGCGAGTTCAAGATGGAGGAGAAGTATGTTGACTACAGCATCCAGCAAATGGATACGATTAAGGAGGCATTTAAGGAACAGGCCCAGACCGCAAAAGAGGCTGGTTGGTTCGCTTCTTTTATCACTGCTGTTACCCGCCCCGGTCTTACTTGGATTGCTTTTGGTGTTTATGTGGCCGTCAAGGCTGCTGGGCTAACGATTGCTTTTCAGAGTAACGCCAACTGGGCTGAGGTCTTAACCAAGAGTTATGACGAGGATGACTTCGCCATGCTCAACATGATGCTGACGTTCTGGTTTGTAGGACGGTCGATTGAGAAGTACAACAAGTCGTGAACGAGGCCAAAAAGCTTTGCAAGGATGTACTGATAAAGCCCTTTGAGGGGCTTGCAAAGCGCTTGCCTGATGGCCGTGTGACTGCTTATCCCGATCCTGGTACTCGTGGACATCCTTGGACCATAGGATGGGGTGCTACCGGCCCAGAAGTCAATCCTGGAACCATCTGGACTCTGGAGCAGTGCGAGGACGCCCTAGACCATCACGTTGAGTATTTTGTTCGCGGCCTACTCAAGATGTCACCAAACCTGTCAAAAGCGCTCCCAAGACGTATGGCTGCGGTTACTTCTTGGGCCTATAACTGTGGTCTTGGTAATTACCGTGTCAGCACCTTTAAAAAGCGGATTGATGCTGGTGACTGGGACGGCGCTGCCGATCAGTGCATGCTCTGGAACAAGGCCGCTGGCCGCGTACTACCAGGACTTACTCGAAGGAGGGCGGCAGAGGCCGCGTTGATGCGATGAGTTCAGCAACCAAGTCAGATCCGGCTAAGTGGAAGCGTATCGTCGCCTCTGTTAAAGCCTCCGATAAAGGCGGCTCGCCAGGCCAATGGAGCGCCCGTAAGGCACAATTAGCGACTCAGAGGTATAAAGCCTCTGGCGGGGGTTACAAAGGCCCCAAAAGGGCGGATAATTCGCTTTCAAAGTGGACCAAAGAAGACTGGGGAACGAAGTCTGGGAAGCCGTCCACGCAAGGACCTGAAGCAACTGGTGAGCGTTATTTGCCCAAGAAGAAAATTGAGAAGCTAACCGCTTCGGAATATGGGGCAACAACGAGAGCCAAGCGCGAGGGCATGAGGCAAGGTAAGCAATTCGTACCGCAACCCAAGTCGATCAGAGAAAAGGTGTGGTGATATGACAGCAGCGTATGTCATGACCTACGATAGCTTGGTGGCCGACATCCCCAAGTATCTCGAGCGTACCGACCAGGCAACGCTCAACATGATTCCTACGTTCATTGGCCTGACAGAACAGAAGATTGCCACGCAGTTAAAGATCCTCGGCAATTTGACAGTTCAGACAAGCAACCTTGTGCAGGGCCAGAACATCATCGACAAGCCAGCCCGCTGGCATAAAACGGTGTCCTTTAACATCACAGTGGCTGGTCGCCGCAAGCCTGTCTTCTTGCGAGCCTATGAGTACCTGCGTGAGTATTGGCCAGAGCCGGCAAGCACTGATGAGCCAAAGTTTTATGCCGACTATGACTACACGCACTGGATCATTGCGCCGACCCCTGATGATGACTATGCGTTTGAGATTCTCTATTACGAGCGCATTCAGCCATTGGATTCTGCCAACCAAACCAACTGGTTTACGATTTATGCGCCCAATGCGCTGCTGTTTGGCTCACTGATGGAAGCGGCCAAGTTCCTTAAGAATCCTGACTTGGTCAATGATTACCAGCAGCAATATGACTTTTTCATGCAGGCTTTGACCGTTGAGAACAAGCTACGGATTGCAGACCGTCAAGCCGTTGTTATGGATAGCTAATCATGAGCTACAACTCACCCTTCACCGGCAACGTCGTGCAACCTACGGACGTTTCATATCGGGCCATTACGCTTTCTGCCAACACGCAGCTAGAGTGGCCGATCAATGGTAACGCCACGGATGATTACGCGGCCAGGATCATGCAAGTTACAGCCTCCTCTGCGGGGTTGTCACTTTACATGCCACCTGCCAATCAGGCATCCGTAGGTCAAGATGCGCTGATCAGAAACGTTGGCGCCACAACCTTTACGGTTAAGGATTACGCAGGCACCAATACCATCATTTCGGTGGCAGCAGGTGAGTCGAAATACATCTACATCACCACGAATGCGAATGAGCAGGGAACGTGGGGGATTATTTCCTTCGGCACAGGAACTTCTTCAGCAGATGCGGCCACGCTTGCAGGCTTAGGATTAGTCGCATCAGGGGCTACGCTTAATCAGTCTCATCCCACGGCTTCGCTGGTAGCCGGCTACACCTTCCTGACGAGTGATCGCGCCCAAACTTATATTTGGGATGGTGGTACCAATACGGCCACATTGCCAGCAGCCTCGAGTCTTGCCAATAACTGGTTCGTGCTATTCAAAAACAATGGCTCTGGCACGTTAACCATCACGCCTACAGGCGGTCAACTGATTGATGGCGCTGCAAGCAAAGCCTTTCAGCCTGGTGACTCGGCATTCATTATCTGTACGGGCACGGCATTTGTAACTGTAGGCTTTGGGGTCAGTACCGAGTTTGAGTTCTCCATCCTGACCTACCCGGTAACGACAGGCTCTTACACGCTCACAGCAACGGAAGCTGCCAATACCATCCACAAGTACACGGGCACCTTAACAGGTGCGGTTACCGTAACTTATCCGCCGGTTGTAAACCTGTATGTGGTGAGCAATCAAACCGTAGCCGGTGGCAATTCGCTCACGGTTACAACAGGCATTGCAGGCGGTGCTACTGCAACCATCCCAGCGGCTGGTGCTGCCACGCTTATCTGTGACGGCGTTAACTTCTTAAATGCCAATACGGCTCAGGTAGGTGCTACCGCATTAAGTATTGTGAACGGCACAGCCGGATCGCCAGCGATTAACTTCTCTGCCGAAACCAACACAGGTATTTATCGACCAGGCGCAGGTCGCTTTGGCATCTCGGTATTGGGTAACTTGATCGCTGAAACTACAGCCACAGGCTTATCAGTAACGGGTACAGGCGTCTTTAGCGGGGGCGTTCAAGGGGGCCAATTCTAATGGCCAAGAAGGTCTTTGCGCTTGATACACAGCCCGGCATTCAGCGTGATGGCACGGTGTTTGACCGTGAGTATTATGTGGACGGTGTCTGGGTTCGCTTTCAACGCAAGCGCCCTCGCAAGATTGGCGGCTTTAAGCAAATCGTTCAAGGTTTAGCCGGGCCTTCTCGTGGCGTTTATGTCCTGCCGCGCAATTCGTTTAATAACGTCTACAGCGGCTACAACAATGGCCTGCAGTACATTCCTGTTGACAACAACGGCGTAGGCTCTGGGATCGTTAATTACACCTTCTCAGGCGCTATTGCGACGCTAGGAGCGATTACTGCAGGGTCGTCTTATACCAATGGCACCTACACGGGTGTGGCGCTTACGGGCGGCAGTGGCCAAGGTGCAACTGCTACTGTCGTCGTATCAGGCAACGTTGTCACAACGGTCACGCTCACAGGCAGTGGTTTTCAGTACATGCAAGGCGATAGCCTAAGCGCTGCTGCTTCAAGCATTGGCGGCACGGGTTCTGGATTCGCTGTGTTGGTGGCTACGATTAACAGCCCGTTCACAGCTTCGGATAACAATCTCTGGCAGTTTGATACCTTCAAAGACTCATCAGGCAGCGGCCAGAATTTATTGCTTGCGCATCCATCGCAAGACCTTTCTCAGATTGACTCAGAAACCAATACGCCTGTCATGGCAGGAGCAGTAAGTAGCTCAACCCTGCATGCGATTGGCGTCTTTAGCGAGACCGCGGCAACGATAACGAATGGCTCGACAGCCGTAACCTTATCAGCAACCAATCTGAACATCGGCGCAGGCCAATTAGTAACAGGGGCAGGCATCCCTGTAGGCACTCGCGTAGAGTCTGTGCAACTGACCAATCTTGTACTGACGCAAGCAGCAACAGCAAGTAACACTAACGTATCACTTACCTTCGATAACGAGGTGTCCGTATCAGGTGGTGTCGTTGCATTGCATCCTTATGTGTTTGTGTACGGCAATGACGGACTGATCAGAAACTGCGCTGCAGGCAATATTGATGATTGGGTATCTGCTGATGCCAACGCAGTGAACGTGGCCACAGGAAAGATCGTCCAAGGCCTGCCTGTGCGCGGTGGCTCCAATGCGCCTTCGGGATTATTTTGGTCACTGGACTCTGTGATTCGCGTGTCTTATGCACCCACATCCATTGGTGTCGCAGGAACGGCAAATTTTGCCGCCCCAACCTTTTGGCGGTATGACATCATCACGTCGCAGTCGTCGATCCTTTCATCGCAGTCCATCATTGAATATGACGGCATCTATTACTGGTGCGGTGTGGATCGGTTCCTGCTCTACAACGGCGTGGTTAAAGAGATTCCCAATCAGTTCAACCAGAACTGGTTTTTTGACAATCTCAACTATGCACAACGCCAGAAGGTTTGGGCTTCCAAGGTTCCCAGGTTTGGCGAGGTGTGGTGGTTCTATCCTCGAGGCACGGCAACAGAATGTACTGATGCAGTGATTTACAACGTGCGTGAGAATGTTTGGTATGACGCAGGCCAGGCTATTGGCGCCAGACGTTCTGCTGGTTACTTCTCGCAAGTGTTTCGCTTCCCGGTTAACGCTGGTTGGGAACCGTCTGCAGAGGGCGGTGTTGTTGACTTCACCATCACGGATGCGGGCACAGGTTATACCAACGGGACCTATTCCTACGAACCGCTAACAGGCGGCAATGGCTCCGGCGCTACAGCTACCATCGTGGTATCGGGCGGGTCTATTACTTCGGTAACGATTGAAGACCGCGGATCAGGTTATGTGGTGGGAGACTTCCTTTCAGCCGCTATTCCTGGTGGCGCAGACTTTGAAATTGAAGTGGATAGTCTGATGACCTTTGTCCGCCTCTGGGAACACGAGGTTGGAACCGATCAGGTGTATAACACCAACGTCCTAGCGATTGAGTCGTCATTTGAGACATCAGACCTTGGTTGGGTTGCTGGCGGTCCATCACAACCATCACCGATTGGTGAGAATCGTTGGCTGCGGGTTGAACGTGTAGAGCCAGACTTCGTGCAAGAAGGCGAGATAGAGCTTTACGTTACAGGCAGACCTTACGCGCAAGAGGCTGATCAGACGTCTACGGCCTATGTCTTTGATGCAAATACAGGCAAAATTGACATGAAAGAGCAGCGCCGTGAGTTGCGTCTGAAATTCGTATCCAATACGGAAGGTGGCGATTACCAATTAGGTAAGGTCATCATCACGGCAGACTTGGGTGATGTGCGAGGCTACTCAACATGACAGTCCCGTTAGTGTATGACCCCAGATTTCATACCTTTGATTCATGGGCAAGTCTCATGGTCGAAGCTTATGCGGCACAGCAATTGCAAATCCCTACCGCAGATCTTGATTGGAAGAGTTGGGCTGCTGGGTTGCTAGCGATTGATGTGTTCGTTAATGAGGGCATCCCAGATCCATATCTTTTTGATGAATGGCAGGATTGGGCCTCTGCTGTTGTCGGGGCTGTTAATCCAAGGACTAACTGATGTCACTCTACGAAACGACTATCAGAATTAATCCAGAGGGCGATGCTAACGAATTGCAGTCGCTTTATCAGTCTTACTTCCCTGGCCAAACCTTGTCGCCTGCAGACATTGATTATTACACCAAGGCTGGCGGGATCAACGCGTTACTGCAAGAATTTGAAGGCTTAAAGCCTATTGGGCAACCGACCATCAACGTACAGCCTGCAAGCCCACCACCATCGGCTGATAATTGGATGTCAGGCGTTATTTTTGATCAGTCAAAGTTGCCAGCTAATTTTGATTGGCAGAATTACCTGACGCGCTATTCAGATCTTGGCGCTGCTGGTATTGATACACCCCTCGAGGCACAGCGTCACTATGCCTTGTATGGCGCAACAGAAGGCAGACAATTTGCGCCAGAAGTTGTTAATCAAGACGCTGTCAAGAATCTTTACCAAAGTGTCTTAGGCCGAGAGGCAGATCCTGGCGGTCTTGCTTATTGGGCATCACAGTTTGGCAGTGACGTCTCACCAGAAGAAGAGGCTGCGTTTAGACAGGCCTCACAGGCTGAGATTGCTGCCAGACCTCCTGCCGGTGGCTTGAGTGTATTAGATCAAGGACCACCAGTGCCGGGTAATTTGCCGCAAGACACAACGCTTGCAGCACGAACCTATAACGGTACCGTATACGCTACTGTTGCTGAGGCTGATGCACAAAGGGTGAAAGACTTGGCGGCAGCGGGTCAACAACCAGCACAGCCAGAAGTTGGTGCTGTTTCCGATTTGCAGCAGACGTTTACCCCTGGAAGCGTTCTTTCAAGTGGGTTTGGCAACGTTGCAGAGCAACTCGGCGGCAGCGGATATTACAAAGGCGTTGCTGTTCCGACGTTTTACGACAAGTCGCTTGGTGATGCAGGATATGAAACGGCTGGCGATCAACTGGCAAGATGGAAGGCTGGTATTGATCAGGCAGATCTATCTACGAATGCGCCGTTTGGCTTTGTTGAGACGCCCGTTTATACGCAGCCAGGTGGTGACTATGATCCCTATGTGAGCGGTTATGAGCAAACGCCTGCGACCGCAATTGATTACTTGTTGCAAAACAATCCTGTTATTGCCGATGCTATTGGGCCTCATACCAGCACTTTTGCTAACAGTTACAAGATCGTCAATGGTGAATTAAAAGAGGTTGGCGCGTCAGAAATTACGCCTGAAGACATAGCTTCAGGCAACGCTTTCTTCTTCCTTGGTGGGAAAACAGGCGGTCCAAATCGTGAGCGCATGGCACAGCTTTATCGTGCAGAAGGCGATCAGCTAATACCTGTTGGCGACCCGAAAATGTACAAGGGTGCTGTCGAACAGGATATGGGTTTGACATTCCTTGACATGGCCGCATCGGCTCTGGCTTGGGTTCCTGGTCCGTGGCAGATTCCTGCACAGATTTATGTAGCAACCCGCGGTGCAATGCAGGGAGACATCTCTGGCTTTGTAAAAATGGTTGCGCCACCAGTCGTTTCTGCGGCTTATGATGTTTATAAGGCTGTCGATAGCGGTAACTATGTCGGCGCACTTATGAGCGTCATGGGTCAGACTGATCTTGGCGCACAACTAGGATCAACTGATCTTGGCGGCGGGTTAAAAGTTAATGATGTTATTACCGCGGCTAATGTTGTTGATCGCATCAATGCAGGCGACTACGCAGGCGCTTTACGAGGCGTTGGCTCACTAACGGGTAGCTCTGAAGTATCAACCGCAGGTTCTGCGCTGCAGCTTGCAAAGGCGATTGAGTCAGGCAATCCTCAGGCAATCATGGCCGCTGGCCAAGGGCTGATCAATAACGTCAACAACCTAACAGCGAAGTCTGACGTTGCCAACTTGCTAATCAATAGCAAAGACATCGGTGCGATTGACGCTGATGCTGGTGGCATTACAAGCCCATTGACGCAGTTGAAACCACCAGGGTCTCCGACAGAAGATGAGCAGATCGCCCAGCAACAGCGCGTCATAGCTGCAAACCAAGCCATTTCAGACTATCTAGGGCCAGGGAATGACTTAAGCCGTGAAGGTCTTGTCGGTCAGTTAACAAATCTTGTTGGTGCTGAACAAGCAAATACTTTAGCCGCGCAGGCTGATACGGCTATCAATCAAAGGCGCGTGTCGGCTGATGTAATAAATCGTTACTCACAAGTCGATCCAGAGTTTGGTACGCCAGCACTTGCGCGAAACGTTGCAGTTAAAGAATTGGAAGCGGCTGGCTTTGATACAGCACAAGCCAATGACATTCTCGACGGTGTTGAGCGTCAAGTGGCCGCAGCAAGAACGGCGGCATTAAATAAGGCTGCACAAGATCAAGCGGCAATCGCCGCCGGAGCAGGTGAGTTTTCTGGCGCCGATCAACGTGCTGCCATTGCTGCCGGAGCGGGTGAGTTTGCCGGTGCGGATAAATCAGCCGAAGTCAATGCAAGAATCGCAAATGCAGCATCGTTTAATGACGCCTACGCAATAGCCCGCGCAGAGTTTGGCCCCAACGCTACTTTCAATTATGGCGGCAAGCTCTATAGCACCGCTACAGCAGAAGAGCGCCCAGACCTTTCTGGCAAGCCTGTCGATAAGACGGCACCAGAGAATCAGAAGTCATTAGACCTTACCGGCGCCACGCAATGGGACTTAAGTCTCATGAAAACCCCGCTAGGGTTTGATGCGTTCAATGCCACGACAGCAAGATTGATGTCGCCACAAGAGTTCAGATCCTTGATGAGCGATCCTAAGCTTGGCATTGATCCATCCACGCTTGATCAGCGCTACCAGGCTTATCTTTACTCTCAAGCACCTCGAGTGGCAGCAGGCCAGCGCATCTCATTGCCCTTTGAGATTGCCTACCGTCCACCGTCAGACATTTACGAGAATCCGCCCACATCATTTGATGAGTTCAAAAACACAGTGCTTGGCGGTGTAGCCGCAGGCAGCAAAGTAGCCTCTGATGCGCAAAACCTTGTTAATTCATTGACCGCTAAGGTTGCAGCGCTTACGCCCAACATTATTGCTGGCGTCGCTTCAAGTGTTACGGGTGACACGCAAAATAGCGTCTCAACGCTTATGAGGCAGATAGGTGATATTGCCTCGACTGCTGGCGATATTGTGGTGCCCGAGCTTGCTTATGGCGCACAACAAATCGGTGATGCTGTCTCCAATGCAGACGGGTTCAAAAACAAAGTCAGTGCGTTAGTCAATGCGGTTATTGAAAACCCAGCCTCTGCTATGTGGTGGACGGCCACAGAAGGCGCTGAAGAGTTAGTGCCTATTGGCGTTGCTGCCAAGGTGTTGAAATTAACAGGCAGCATGCGGGCCGCAGCCTTTGCAGACGGTATTGCAAACTTCCTTGAGACTCAAGGGCTAACCCAAGAAGAGTTAGCAAAAGGATTTGAGAATCTCGGCCTGACCTCTACGCAAGCCGCTCAAGCAGCCTCGCCTGGCGCCTTTGCGGCTGGGGTTGTAGAAAGTGTTCTTAGTCCATTAACAGACCTGCCCATTCTCAAAGTATTAGCTAAAGAGGGTGCAGATGTAGGTCAAACAATTGGCAAAAGAGCGCTTACAGTTTTAGGTAGCGGGGCAAAAGAAACCGTTGGTGAAAGCCTTCAAGAGGGCGCAGGAAGCGTTGCCAAGCAACTAGCTTCCAAAGGATCAGTTGACGCTAACGAAGCGCTTACAGACACCATCCTTGGCGGCTGGCTCGGCGGCAAAACATCAGCAGTAATGACAACCCTTGATGCGGCATCGCAAGCCAATGCCATCGGTAATGCAACCGCTCAATCTATTGATGAGCTTGGCACGCCGGGTATTGCAGCGATTACATCGTCATCATTGAAATCCCAGGCTGACCCTACAAGCGCTCTGACAACGATTTACCAGACCGGCAGAGCAGAGGGCATCAATGACAGCGTACTGATTGCCAACATGCTTGTCGGCGCTGACGCTGCCAACGTAGACCTTGGTCAGGTGCTCAATGGCTTGCAGGTGACATTAAAGCAAGAAGGTCTGACAGTAGATCAAGCCAATCAATTGATCAATGACAGCGCTGCCTTAGTAAACCTGGGCGATAAGCTTGCGTTAGGCACTACCGAATTAGGTGATAAGGCAGCGGTAGGTGACAAGATCGACTTGTCTGGTGCCGGCGATAAATCGACTGTCAAAGAATTGGCTAAAGAGGCTGATGTAAGGGCCACACTTGATGCGATGGGTGTCAAGCCAACAGACGCGCTGATTAGCTCGCTGATGGAAGGCTCGCCTACCAATCAAGAAGTTCTGGCACGCATGCAATCTCAGGCTGAACTTATTCAGTCGCTGCGTGGTACGCCTGATAGTGGAGTTCCTGCTACGAGTGGTACACCAGTCACCAGTGACTTGCCCGTTACAGGTGGCACGCCAGTCATACAGAATGCCCCTATAGGTCAGCAAGCAGCCGCAAGGTCTGACGTTGAGGCAACTTTGCAAAGCATGGGCCTGACGCCGACCAAAGAGGCCGTCGATTCCTTGATGCAAGGCAATCCGACAAATGATCAGGTATTAGCCAAGCTTCGTTCATCGCCGGAATTGTTAGCCTCAATGAGGCCTGCTGTAGCGCCAGAGGCAACACCGGGAACGACAACGTCGGGTCCTACAACATCAGGCGGTCAGGCGACCATCGTGGTGGATGGCAACACAACAAAAGCCACCGAGACGGTTGGTAACAATGTCATCGAAACAGTTGTTAGCGGCAATATCACGCAGCAAACTAGTTCAGACAGCAAGACTGGCACCGTCACAGTCACGCAGTCAGATGGCAATCAAACCGTACAAGTGACCGATGATGGCAAGAATCTCGTGCAGATCACGACTGATTCAAATGGCAACACGACAAAAGTCACTGATGATGGCAATAAGACGGTAACGATCACATCAGATGGCAAGACAGGAAGTGTCTCTACAGTCGTAGGTAACAGTACCTCAAATACCAGTATTTCAGGTAACTCGATTGTGAATGTCACGAGCAACAACAACGTGAGCGTTGAAACGGTTGTTGACTTAAAGACTAATACTTTCGTTCAATACGTTACGGATCTCGCTACAGGAAAGCAAGACTCGGTATCTGGCGGGTCTGGCGATCTTGATCCTGCCATCATTGAGGATGCGAAAAGCATCATCCAACTTCAGCCTGTTATTCCACCCGTTGTTCCAACGCTTCAAGCAGACGTTTCTCCCGTTACCCCGTCTGAAACAAAGAAGACTGTAACCAAGCCTTCTATTTCTGGTGGTGAAGCTGGAATGCTTGCCGCGGCGAGCCTTTCTGGGCGAAAATCGCCAGAGGATTGGCTGGGTGGAAAACTCTTACAATCCAAGGAATTAGGCAAGTATTATGACCCGCTAGCTGGGGTGTTTGATACGCGATTGCCGGTTGTTCCAGAAGTGCCAGAAACGCCAGTCCAAGAGGAAGAAATGCGCTTACCTTATTACACCTACGGCCAAGAACCCTCAATGGATGAAATCTTCGGTGAGATTCCTGTGGGCGTGGAAGAAGAGGAGCCTGTTTACCGCATGGGCGGTCAGGTGATGAACCCTCAATTCATGTATGCCAAGGGTGGACTACCAAGGCAAGATTTCCGTGATGGCAAACATGTTGCCGGCCCCGGCGATGGTCAATCAGATGACATTCCTGCCATGCTGGCCGACGGTGAATTTGTCTTTCCTGCTGATGTGGTTGCAGCGCTGGGTAATGGCTCGACCAAAGCAGGGACCGAGAAGCTTTACGAAATGATGCACGCCATTCGCCAGCGTGCAAGATCCAACAAGCCTAAAGACTTGCCGCCACCGGCACTTAAAAGCCCGTTGGATTACCTCAAGAAACGATAGGAGCGCGTCATGTCGCTATTTCAAGGTTCCGCCCCAGATCCCGTCGAGTTACAAAAGAGTTCAGTAACCAAGACGCCTGAGTACCTAACCAATTACCTGACGGGTTTATCGCAAGCAGGTATGGGTGCGCTGGGCACGGTAACGCCTGGCACGGCAGCAACAGGAACTACACCAGGAACACCGTCAACTGTCACGCCTTTTACTGGCCAGGAGTTGATCGCTGCAAGGCCGGATTTCTACGCGAACCTGATGACGCCTGCTGAAGGTGCTGCGTTACCTCAGTTGTCAGATCTCACCCGTTATCAGACACCACTTGATGCAGCTTCTCGAGTCGGCGGATTAGCCGAAGATGTAGGCGCCACAGACATCTCAAAGTTTTACGATCCTTACCAGAAGGGCGTGATTGATGAGCTTTCAAGGCAGTCAGCCTTAAATGTTCAGCGAAACCTTCTGCCGTCCTTGCGTGGTGCCTTTGCTGGCCAGGGAGCCTTTGGTAGCCAACGCTATGCCGGCGCAACAGGACAGGCTTTAGGTGACGTTCAGGCAAGCTTATTGGGTAAGCAAGCTGAGTTGATGTCGTCGGGTTACAAGCAAGCCCTCGAAGCAGCCCTGCGTGAACAGGCTACCCAGCAAGGCTTAGTAGGTGGGTTGAGTTCTCTAGGCAGTGTTGAGTCCACTGCTACGCCAGCAGCAATTAAGCAACTGGCAGACATCGGCAAAGAAGGTCTGGCTTACGAGCAGTCGATCCTTGAGGCGCCACTTAAACGCGCTCAGAATGTGGCTGAGATTATGCGTGGCTACACTTATCCGACATCAGTGGAAGAAACGAAGGAAGAGTTGCCAACAGTCATGAGTCCTTCCGCCTTGTCACAGATTGCAGGTCTTGGCACTTTGATAGGCGCAGTAGACAAGAGTGCTGCCGGCGGGGTGTTGGGCGGTATTAAAGATATTTTCAGCGGCATAGGCAGTGGATTGCCATCTTTGGGGTCTCTTACTGGCGGCGGTACCGAGACCGGCTTAATGGGCGATTATGGAACGTAAATTATGACTACACCCAGAAGCGGTCTTGCCAATCTGCCTGTTAGCTACTTTGGTCAATCGACTGAAGAGCAAACAAAGATTGAGGATCTGCAGCGTATCCAGCAAGAGTTAAGAGATGCCCTGCAAAACCGGCAGCAGTTGTTTGATCCAGTGCTTCTCGCTATGGCACAAGGGTTCTTAGCGCCTACCAAGACGGGATCGTTTGGTGAGTCTATCGCTAACGCCGCCGCCTTAGTCGGTCCTGCGCAAGCCACAGCAGAAAAGCAGCGTCTCGAGCGGTTAGGCATGGAGCGTGAATTAGCTGCGGCTGATCTAGCCCTGACCCAAGCTGCTGAGATGGATAAGCGCATCCTTCCCAAGTTAACGGGTGCAAAACCTGCAGAACCTGGCAAACCTGCAGAACCTGCTGCAGAACCTGCCGTTCAGGCTGGAGCGCCGTTAGCTCCGCGTCCAGAGCCAAAGGCTGAAGTTTTACCGCCCTCAGCACAAAAGACTGGATTAAATAGTCTGACTGATCAAGACTTAGTCATGATGTCGCGCAATCCGCGTTACGCACAAACAGCGGAATTTATACGCAAGCTGCGTGAAGATGAGCGTCAAGACTTAGCCTTTGCTGATGGCGTATTAGTGCGCAAGAGTGATGGCCAAGTTATTGCCGACCTTCGCCAGGATAAGCCTGATGTCTTCCCGACTCACATGGGAGACATGCGGATGACGCCAAGACAATTTGCAAGGTATGAAAAGGCTTTAAGCGAAGGTGGGAAAGACGCTGGTGACAGATTCCTCACAGGCCTTGGCTTACGCACAGTAGCCCAGCAGGCAGCAGCGGCCAAGGGCGAAGAAACGTCCGCAACAGAAACAGCTAAGGCAGAAGTTAGCCGCACGCAGCAAGCGATTGAGCAAGGCGATGTCACTAGTCGCATGTCTCAATATCGCCTGCTTCAAACGATTGCTAGTGGCAAGGATGCAAGTCAGATCTTCGGTATCCTGAATCGACCTACCGTAGGTGCCGCTATCACAAGGCTAGTCAATGATGGCATTCGAGCAGACTCTAAGACTATCCAGCTTGGCTCCCTTGCTGATGCCCTGCGGAATGTTGGCTTAGAGCAAGAGACGATCAACAAGTATGAGTTGGCACTCAATACGATGGCCAACATTCAATTGCAGATGGCCAAGCTTGCACAGGGTCAAGGGTCTGTTTCTAACTTTGAGCGCGAGTTGTTTGCTTTGGCAGCAATATCACCGCAAGACAATCCGGCGACTATTTTGCGCAAGGTCCAACTCTTGCAAGCGCGTGCTGAGTTTGATCGTGATCTTGGACGTGTCATACGAAAGTCTAAGAAGTCACTTGATTCATTCAAAGAAGAGAATGAAGATCAATACAACTCCATGGTGCAAAGTTATTTGGACCGCGTGAGCCAGATTGCTCAGAGCGTCAATATTCCTGTGCCCAAACCTGGCGCACCAAGACAAGCAGGAGCACCAACCACTGCAGGCCAAGACATTCGTAGGCGCATCGGCATAACAACTCCATAAGGCATATCATGGAAGATAAAGACATCCTGCCCTTCCTTAATTCGCTCTCGCCAGAGCAGGCTAAATATGCTGATCTGATCGTTACGGAAGCAGAAAAGCGTGGCGTGTCACCGCGGTTTGCTTTGGCACTGGCTTGGCAGGAGAGCAAGCTAAATCCGGGTGCCATGGGCACTAAAGATGAAGTGGGTCTTATGCAAGTGCGGCCAGGGACTGCAAAGCAGTACGGTTACGACCCAAAGGAGTTAGCTGATCCGGCTAGAAATATCAGTATCGGTGTTGACATCCTGCGGCGTCACTTGGATCGCTACGACAATGATCCGATGCTGGCTGCGATTGCCTACAATGCCGGCCCTGAACTCACTTACTTATCTGATCCGACAAAGGGAAAGCTGCCAGAGTCCACAGAGAATTATGTCCGAGACATTTATAAGCTTGGTGGCTTTACAGATATGCCGAAACCACCAGAGCAAGAAGATCAAGGCGATCAGGGCAAGGATAAAAACGTCACAGAAGAGTTTCTGAGCAAGTTTCAGAATCCAGAAGCAAAGGCTCAGGCTTTAACTGATTTGATGGCCATGGGTGCCGGCGCTGCTGGCGCTAAGGTTGCAGAGGTTGGCTCGGCTACAGCATCAGGCTTGCGTGACGTGCGTGACATCCTAGCTGCACAAGCGGCTGCTGCTAGGCAAGGAACGCCACCAGCCCCTATTCCTACTGATCCGATGCACACTCGGCAAATGCAGGGCACGACTGATGCTGGCGCTACAGGACGGGCACGACAGACGACTTACCAGACGGGTACGTCACAACAAGCTGCCGCCGCTAAACAGCAAGCAGACATCATGCAGCAACTGCAGCGGCAAGGCGTTATTACGGGTGATGCAAAGTCTGTGATGGCCAAGGCTCCTGGCTTAACTGCTACGCCTTCTGGCGTGCTTCTTCCCTCTAGCCAGGTCTATGCAGACATCCCTCCACCGCAGGGAACGACACCGCCACCAAGACCTTCGTTACTACAGCGCACCCAACAGACCACTGCTAATGTTGGCAGGGCAATGGGTCGAGGCATGACGGCACCCTTCAGATCGCCTGTCGTTTCTGGTGGCTTAGGCGGTCTTGCTGCAGCAGAAGGTGGCCAAGAAGCTTATACAAGACTGAAGGCCGGCGATGATCCTGGCGCGGCCATCGCTGGCGCTGGTGCCTTAGGTGGGTTGGCTACAATATTCCCTAACCCTGCTGTCAGGGGTGTAGGTCTGGCCACGGCAGTCGGCAGTCCGATTGCAATGTACCTTTACGACAAAGCCAAGAAGGCACAAGAGACCGGCGCTGGCTTACAGCCCCCCTCTATTTATGCGCCGATGTATTTGAGATAACGCGCTTTTTGTGGCAAGCCTTGCACTCTGAATACCAACCCCCTCTGGAACGCTTGTAATAGCCCTCAGAGGGCTTTGTCTCGCCGCAGGCACTACAGACCTTCATACCCTCCTGGAAGCCTTCCCTGCGCTCAAATAAGCGCTCTGGTGGCCAACCTTGATCTATTCGCCACTTGAGGGTGTAGAAGCTGATTCTTGACCTTCTGGCCCACTCTTTGAGGGTAAGTGTTGTCGAGCCGATGGTGACTTCTCTGTTGTCGTAAATCTTTCGTGGCATCTTTTGCATTCGCGTCGTCGTTCTATGTAGAAATAATATTTGTTGGGTTCCCAGAAACTTCTGGTTTCAAGGAAGATTGTCCGGCTGGACCGTCCTGACTGGTCTGCGCAATGTGGGCATAGCATCGTGAAGTGTCTTCCTGAGTTCTAGTACGTTCCATGCCAGATCATGCAAAAGCTGATCGGCAAGCGCTGCATCGGTTTTCATTTGATTCTGCATCGTATCGTGCAGGCGTTTGATAATCGCTAGCTGTTTGTCGTAAAGCGATGTCAAGGTCTTCATCCATTTGCTCCGGGTAATCCACGAGTTGACGCAGCATGCGGTAGCGCATCGCATCCAGGTAAATGTCCATGTATCAGTCTCTGTTTAATGTTGTCAGGTATCTTTGGTAGCGGTGACCAAGCCACAGCCCAATCACCCCAGGTTCCCATCACACAAACACCGCCGCCGTTGAGTAGCAGCATCTTGACCCCTAAGGGCGGTGGGTAGTCTTCTGGTAGCCGCCAGACGGTTTCGCCGGCCAAGTAATCCTTCATACCCTTGTAGCCATGTTAAAAGGGTCGTGGTAATTGATCTTGAATGCCTTGACCTTCCTTATCTTGTTTCGCTTTTCTGCATCGTAATAGACGTAGGCCCAACCCAATTTCTTGCATATTGATGATTGTCGGAACTCACGCTCACGCACAATCACTCCTTCTTCCAACAGAGGCATGAGTGAGTTTGAGATTGACTTTGTCGTCACGCCCAACTTACTGGCAAGGTCCTTCAGCGTAACCGGCGATGTTCTGGTTTTCATGTACCTCAAACAAGCCTGACCGCGGTCGATCTTGGCTTGCACTCTAAGTTTGTGGATGCTCATTGTTTTCATTGCTTACCTCTGTTAATTGGCGTTGGCGAACTAATCAACTCACGCAGTGCATCCATCGTTTTGTAGCGCGGATTAGCGCATTGATCAGTGGCTATACGGCTAATTGCCGGTTTACCAACACCGAGATATTTAGAGATGCCTTGTCGTGTCCAGCCGATCATTTCAAGCGTTGCGATCATGTCTGAGGGTTTCATTGCTCACCCCTTGCTCGGATTGCTTGCGCGGCCACCTTTGTAATGTCTGACGC